GCGCCGAACCTGGGCTTTCAGTACAACAAAGAGGCGGTCGATTACCTGCTCGAGAAGCACTACAAGCCGACGGGCCGCCCGCTGCGCGCCTGCCAGCCTCGCGACCTGCTGTTGCAGGTGCGCAATTTCTGCACCTACAACAACATGCCGAAGATGATGACGCCCGAAGCCTTCGACTTCGCCTGCGAGAATTACTTCTCGATCATGTAGCAACCTTGACGCCCGCTCCCCGCAAACGTAAGTTTGCTTCTGCCCGGTCGCTTAGCTCAGTTGGTTAGAGCGCCACGTTGACATCGTGGAGGTCACTGGTTCGAGTCCAGTAGCGACCATCCCCCAAACCCCGGATTTTGCAGGAAAGACTGCATTTTCCGGGGTTTTTTTATGGCCTGCGGGAATACGTCTCGGCCTATTTCCTTCTATTTCGGTCGAATTCTGCGCAGAAATCTGCGCAACATTTTCTGTTCCGGGTGTTGCCGCCTTGGCGAAGTCGGCGTCTGTGGCCCGCAGGTAATGCTCTTGGGCGACCAGCCTGGAGTTCCCGATCCACTCGCAAACGACGTGGATCGGGAACGTCGCCATCAGCTCAGTCTGGCGGGTTGCCCGCATGTTGTGGAACAGCCGCGGCCATGAGGTCACGCCGGCCCGGCGCAGGATCTTCAGGAATTGCGTCCGAAGGTTCGTCCCGGGGTCGCGATACCTGGTGATGACGAACTCGTCGCCCTCGGGCGCCTGATCGAACGCCTCGCGCAGAGGCTTCACCAGTTCGGGGAAGATCGGAATGACACGCAGCTCCTGGCCTTCGAGGTGCTCGGTCTTCGGGCTGTGAACGGTCAGCTTCATTTCTTCCCAGTCAACGTCCGTCCAACGCAAGGCGAGATGCTCTGATGGGCATCGCAGGCCCCCGTATCGGGATAGAGCGATGATCAGGCGCCATTCGGCATTCGGGGCCTTCTTCAAGGCGCTGGTAATCTCCTCGCGCGTTACAAAATGATCCCTCTCCCGGTTAGCTCGGACCGTACCGCATTTCAGGTCGCCGAACGGGTTGGAAGCGAGCAATTTCTGCCGAACGGCCGCCTTGAAAAGCTTCTTTGCAATCTGACATCGCTTGTTGACGGTGTTTTTGGAGAATGGTCGACCGCTTCTCAGTTTTTTGCCGATCAGGAACCGCCGAAATGAATCGGCGTCGCCCTCGGTGACTTCTGCCAGCGGTTTGCGGCGGCCGCGTGTCTCGCTGTAAACGCCGTCCCCCGTCCCGAAGAACTCAATCAGGTTGCGCCGGGTGTGGCCGTAGACCTTGGCTGTGCTGCCCTTCAGATCTGTTCGGTCTTTTATGTGGGCATCGAGGAACGGTCCCAATGTCGCCGCCCCGTCGTCGCGTTTGGCTCGAGGCGCAATAAGTCCGGCCGCGGCAAGCCGAGCGGCCACCTTGTCGCTCAGCCCAGCCAGCCATGCAGTCATTTCCGCGTCGAGCGGCACATTGAGGCCCTTCGCTTCAAGGATCCGCTCGACCCTCGCCTTGACCGTCTCGGCGTCCTTCTTCGATACCTTGCCCAAGCGAACTGTCTTGCGGGGCCCGGCCGGCAGGCAGAAGAGAATTCGACGAACCCCATGTTTGTCGGTGCTGATGCTGGCCATTACGGTTTTGCCTTTCGTTTCGGCTTGCGTGTCTGCCGGAGCTCGAGCCCGAGCACTTCGCACAATTGCTCGACGGCCGGCAGAGTCAGGGATCGCTTGTCATTCAGGAACCGCGACAGTTGGGCGGGATTGACTTTCGACCGGACGGCGATTTCGTTGGCGGACAACCCGCTCTCGGCGACTACACGTTGAATCGTTCGCGTGATGCGGCCTTGCATGAGGAATCACTCTATCGACCGCTTGTCTATTGTCAATTGACAATACGCCGTTGGACGAACATTTTTCAGGAAATCGTCTCGGCAAGCGAGTCACGACCATTCGTACGCCCTGGGCTTCTCGCGCTCGTGCAGCCAGGCGTCGAGTGTCGCCACGCGGAATACCAGCCGGCCACCAAGCTTCACGTGCGGCACCTCCCCGCGTTTGGCCATTCCCCAGAGGGTGCGGTCGCTGATGCCGAGCAGCCGGGCAGCGTCTTTCAAGCCAACACTGAGCGGCCTGATGCACTTTGCGGGCATCACGCTGATCTTCTCGGGTTCGAAGAGGTCATTTGATACCACGTCACGTTCTCCTGCTGATACTCCCGTCCACCAGCTTCGCCGGGCTGCGCTTGGAAATCGGGAGTGCGGCAGCACGCCCCCTGGGGACCCTTTGACCCATTGCACCCCCTCTCTCGCGTACACGCGGGTGCACGCGCACGCGCGCCGGTGGGGGTGTAATAGGTAAATGAGTTATTATTTTTTATATTTATCCCGTATTTTTCATCATTGTTTGCCGCCAACCCATTGCCAACCCGTTGCGTTTTTTACCCGCCGATTGCGTAAATGAGTCGGCCTGAACCAACGAGTCTCATGCCAGCCGGTAGAGGCGTTGAGGCGCTCCGCCTGTCTTCCGATCGTGGAACTCGATGACCCGCTGGTTCAAGAGCGTGGTCCGCACTTCCTCGTGTTCCCGCTCGCTCCAGGGGTGCTTGCGGTTGATCTGCCAAAAGGGCATCCAGGCGTCGCCCCGCTTCTCCTGCCAGGTACGCAGGGTGGCCACGAGCTTCTTGCAGCGGGCGTCGAATTCGTTCTCGCTGACGTAGGCGCCCGCCATGAACAGCATGCGTCTCGTCTGGTGATCGACGAATTCACAGGCCCAGCGGACGGCCTCCTCGGTGATAACCGGGTCAACGTGGTCGACGCTACAGGCATAAACCAGCGCCAGCCGCAGCGCCTTCTCGTGGGCCCGCGCCCAGATGGCCATTGCCATTGCGTCCGCCCGTTCTTCCGCCCGTGCATATTCGGCGTCGGCCATTTCCCGAAAGGCGCGTGAGACTCCGGCGGCCGCGTCGGTGTGATCGACGACCTTCGGGACGGGATGCCAGTTCGACAAATTGCCTCCCTGTTTCCCAGGGGCGAAGTCAGCCCACCACTGGGCGGTCGTGCGAACGGTTTCCGGCAGCTCGCGCACCACGGCGTCCTGGCCCCGTCCCCGCTTGCCGGCCTCGAGGATCAGCAGGCGGGCGAAGAAGCCGTTGTTCAGCATCCGCGCCGACAGCGCCTCGTAGAACTGCTTCGGAATCGCCGTGCCGAAGATGCACAGGCCCGGCTGGTCGATGACGCCGTGTTCCTTTCCGGCCTTCACCCGCATCGAGTAGAGCGAGCTGGCACTGGTGTACATTTTCAAAAGCACGTTCATGATCCCCTCGTGCCGGGCCTCCTTCCCCAGGTTGATCTTGGTCATGAGCCCGTCGATCTCGTCCGTCTGGAAGAGGACGGCCGGATTTACGAAGAGCCGGTCCTCGATCCCTTCACCACTTGCGAAGGTATCCCCCAGGCACTCCGGCAGGCCCACGTCCAGCAGGATCTTCTGGTTCACTTTCCGTGGGTGATCCTTTCCGGCGCCCGAATTAGCGAGGCCCAGCAGGTACAAGTTGGTGCGGCTGTCGCCGCGGTCACGCACCTTGCGAGAGGCCAGCAGGCCCTGCAAAGACAGCGCCCCGCAAAAGGCCAGTACGGGTTCCGGGTAGGGTGCCGTGTCCAGGGTGTAGTCGATCACCTCGTTCACGAATCCAGGGACACGCAGCAGGTGGGCCGGCAGCGGTCCAGGGTCCCCGTTGCCCGGTTTCTCTTCTACCGACTCAGCATACATCTGTTCCCAGTGGTTCTCGGCCAGCGCCACAGCCACCTCATCCGGCGCGTAGCGGGAGATGCTGGCGGCGATCCGCTCCACCTCCCGCGGGGCCAGGGGTGGATCACACCGGTCGGCGCTCGTCCGCAGCAGTGCGGCGGCGATCTCGGCCTGGCCCATCCCCACCCGCCGCATATTGCCCGCCAGGCGCGCCAGAGTGGCATTCCTCTGGCCCTTGGGGATCTGATTCGCACCGATCGCCGTCAAACTGACGGCCGTGGACGCCTCCGCAGCCAACTGATCGAGCAGCACTGCCAGCCAGGCGGGCGGCTCAGGCAGACCGGCTGGGGAAACCTCGAGTTCCCGGCCGTGGGCCCATTGGTACGCCGCGCCGCCGTTTACGACCGAAGGCGGCGCCACGATGTAGCCGCCGTCCGCTCGAGTATCGACCTTGGGGGCCAGCCGCCCTTCGGTGCAGCGCCAGGACTTGCCGAGCGGTTGCCGGAAAACACGGTGGCTGCCGCCCCGCGGCGTGATGGCGATCGGTCCAGCCGCCAGGTCGGCGATTCGTTCCCGATCGCCCGCTAACCAGGGGTTCTTTTCACCGTCGATGTCGATGACGATCAGGCCCTCAGTGGCGATGCCGATGTTGGCGTTGGGGTGTTCCGACCACCAACTTTCGATGGCTTGACGATCGACGGTGGCGTCGTGAAACCCGTGCTCCGTCAGCGGAAACTTCGTCCCCGGCGCGCAGGGGAAGACCGGGTAGCCCAGTTCGGCGTAGCGCAACGCCGCGTTCAGCAGGTGGTGTTCAGGGATCTGCATGGTTCATTCAGAAGGGAACGTCTTCATCCTCATCAACTTCGCCGGCCGGAACGGCCTCGGGCAACGGCCCCATTTCCCAATCGACGATCTCATCGAATCTTTCGTCGGTGGTGCTGCGCACGGTGATGGCGTATGTGGTGCAAAGTGCCCCCGCGTTGGCCAGCTCGACGGCCCGTTCAGCCGTGTCGGGAACAGGATCGGGAGACCGGCGCTTCCACCAGGCGACCGCCTTCTGCCGGGCGTAGCCGTCGTGCTCGATGCCTATGTACTCGGACTGCCAGTGGTCCAAGCCGAGCCGGTAATCGACACGCATCGTCTTTGGCGCGTTCTCATCGGCGCCGCGTTTCGTGTGCACCCGATAACGTACATCGTGTACCTCGTGTTTGGTGCAGGTCACGTCATTCGACAGGATGCTGGCGTCGGATGCCTGGGCGTCGTGCGCCTTCCTCTGGGGGGGCGGGAATTCGTAACCGCACTCCGGGCAGGCAGAGTATCCGGTGGCAATCAGCGCGTGGCACATCGGGCACTCTTTCGCGGGTGCTTCGCCACTGCCGTTCTTTCGAGTCCGGACGCAAATTGCGTCGACCGGCCCGTGCCGCAGGACGTTGCCGCCGAAGTCGAGGACCAGGCAATTTGCCTTGCCATCACTCAGTCGGAAACCGCGGCCAACCATCTGGTAGTAGAGGCCAGGCGACATCGTGGGCCGCAAGAGGACCACGCAGTCGATGTTGGGCGCGTCGAAGCCGGTCGTCAGCACGTTGACATTGCACAGGTGCCGAAGGGCGCCGTCTCGGAAGGCTTTCAACGTGGCGTCCCGTTCGTCGGCCGGCGTCTCTCCGCACACGAAGCCACATTCGACGCCGTGCTGCCGCCGCAGCACTTCCTGAACGTGTCGGCCGTGCTTTACGCCGGTGGCAAAGATCAGCACGGCCCGTCGATCTCGCGTGTAGGCCACGATCTCCTGACAGGCCGCCTCAACCAGCTCGTCCTGATCCATCAGATTCTCTACCTCCGCCGGCACGAACTCACCGCCACGCACGTGAATGGTGCTCGTGTCCGCGCGGGTTACGCCGGCCTTGGTAATGAGTGACGACAGGAAACCCTGCACGATCAGCTCGCGGACGCCGATCTCGTAGCAAACGTGATTCAGAAAATGTTCCGGCGTGCAGATCAGTCCCGACTTCAACCGAAACGGCGTCGCCGTCAACCCGATGACACGCACCTGAGGATTGATAACCTTGGCCTCGGCCAAAAGCTGCCGATACATTCCCTCGCCTGTCGGCGGGATCATGTGCGCCTCGTCCACCACGATCAGATCGAAGCGCCCAAGCTCGCAGGCCCGCTCGTAGATTGACTGGATGCCGGCTACGATCACGGCGTGTTCGGTGTCGCGCCTGTTCAGGCTCGCGGAATAGACACCGAATTTCACCTCGGGACAGACTAATCGCAGCTTCTCGGCCGTCTGTTCGAGAAGCTCCTTCACGTGGGCCACAATCAGGACGCGCCCCTGCCAGGTCATCACCGCATCCCGGCAGAGCGTGGCGATGACGGGGGTCTTGCCGCCGCCGGTGGGGATCACAATGACCGGGTTGTCGTCGCGTTCCCGCAGATGGTTCCACACGGCGGTCACGGCGGCCTTCTGATACGGTCTCAGCGTGAGCATCCTTGCTCTCAATGTAAGTGTGGTGAGGGCGCCGCCCTGGGAAACGTGGGGCGCGTTCTCTGGGCGGTGGAGCCACGATCGGCGCGTACCGGTTGCCCAGCACAGACTCTGACGGCGCTGAACACGCACGATCTCGCCCGCCGCCGGTTAGAGACTTTCCGACGGCGGGCAGAGGTCGAAGTGCATCACCCGCGTCTCCACGGCGCTGGCGAGACGGCCACACTGGGAGCTGCCGACGCGGACGGCGGCTCCTTCTTCGAGTAGCCGCTGATCTCGTTTACGATTTCGTCCGTGTCCTGGCGCTTTTTGCACCGGACGTGGATCACCAGCGGCAGGTTGTGCAGCTCTACTGAATCATTCGGTGCCAAGACGCCCACGGCCCGACAGATGGCGGACAATTCCGCCCGAGCGATCTCCACCGCCTGAGCTTTCGGGTTGTCGAGGTTCAGGCGTGCCCACAGCAGCCGGCCTTTATACAATCCTTCGAGGATCTGGAACGTCAGCGCCAGGTAGGTCCCGGTGCCGGCCTTGGTCGCCTTCATCGCCGATTCGATGATCGCTGCCAGGTACTTGCCGGCCGGGATGGGCTCGAAGTTCGAAGAGGGTTCGACCTGGTTTGCGTCAAAGCCACTGAGATTCGCCATGTGCTGGTTCTCCGATCAGAAGTAGTAGGGTTAGAGTTCGATAGAGGGCTAGTAGCCGAGGGCAAACGTGAAAGCCGGCCACGAAAGGTGCAGCTCTTCCGGCAGCGAATACCGGTTTTTTGCAATGCAGGATGGGCCGCCGATCGTGCGGATCACGCGTTCGCCGCCGTCCTTGCCCAAGGCGAACGCCAGGCCGCGCTTGCGGCTGAATCCGGCGTCCTCGGTCTGTACGCGGAACTTTCTGGTGGCGAACAGCACCGCGTCGGCCCATTCGCAGATAAGGCCGCAGGCGTGCTTGTTCAGGCGGGGGGTGTAACGGTCGTAGGCCGACGACTCAGGATCCTCGAAGCGCTCGATCTTGCTGTGCGCGATACAGATGACGATCATCCCCCGCTCGGCGCGAAGCCGGTTGAGCAATGTCAGCACCTGTCGCCAATACGTCAGCGCGTGCGTGTAACCGCGGGCGTATCCGCCATCCACCTTCTCGATGGACGATACGCTGTACTCCCGGCAAAGGGAGTCGAAGATCAGGCGCTCGAGCCAGTCGAGGCTGTCGATAACGACCGTCTTATACGAATGCTGTTCGCTGTGCAGCTCGCACAGTGCGGCCAGGACCTCATCAAGCGTCCCGGCCAGGGGAAATTTATCACAGGCGATTTCATCGAGGCCGTCCTCGGTCTGAATGAAGATCGGCACCGGGGCCTGCGCCGCGAAGGTTGATTTGCCGATCCCTTCGGTTCCGTAGAGCAGCAAACGCGGCGGCATTGGCTGCTTGCCCTGCCGAATCCTTTCGACAAGTTTCGTCATTTCGAGCCGTTCCTCTCGTTGTCAGAGTTCTTGGAAACTGAATCCACCTTCTCGACCGTAAAGGCGTCGTCCCCCAGCTCCTCGATGAGGAAGCCGACGAAGAGATGATTGATGTCGCAGCCCACAGTCGTGCCTGCGTCGATGACGCAGGCACGC